TTAAATTCTGCCCCACTGATTGATCACAAATGTAACTGATCCGGATCCTCCATCCACCATTTTCAGTGCTGTCATTTTTTTGTTTTCAATTGTGAATGTTTTTTGAATCCCGGTTAAATCTACATCACCATCAATTACAGATTCAAACTCGGTATCATTGAAATCAGCCAGTTCATTTGCTGTTAGCACTGGCCTGGCAAGTGGGGTAATTGTTCCCGTGTTTCGTCCAGTAATGCTCACTTGAGTGAAAGCATATTCAGGATTTAATAGAATTGTTTTACTCCCTCCGCCAGCATGAATAACATTTTGTTCTCTTGGAATTTGCATAATTTAATCTCCTAAAAATATTTAGCATTGAATTTATTTGCGTTGAATTTAATTGCTGAAATGAAATTACTTTCAGTATTTTCCGGAATTGCAATAACGTTGATTGTTAAAATCTGCTCACTATAGTTTGCTTCATTCGTTGCCCTTACTGTCACAGAAAACGATTGACCAATAGTTGGTGGTGTAATCCAAGACAACGCTGCTGTAGATGTATTGATGTTGAATGCTGCAGCATCAGCTCCGGATTTTGAATAAACTGTTGTTCCTTCCGTTGATGTCGCTGCAGAATTTAAAACTGCAGTAGTGCCTTCAAATCTCGTTAATGTTGCATCCGCAGGCATTACAGGCGGCTCAATCACATTTATTATATTCACAGTAATGTCCTGTGAATCGGTTCCAAATTCAGTTTCAACAGTTACTGTTATGTGCTTAACATTGCTTCCGGATTCGTAGTTAATCGGCGAAATTAAATCTACAAGTGCGGTATCTTCATCAATCGAAAATAGTGCAGAATCAGGGCCGCCTAAAGTATAAAATTTTGTCCCGCCCCCTGATGAAGCTACAAAAGTTCCGACAGCAGTTGTATTTTCGTTTACGTTGACAACTGTATCGTCAGACATAACCGGTGGAGCAGTGCTTGCAACTCCAAAAATTACATAATAACTGCGCGCAATTCCTGTTGATGACTGAAGATGCCAGCAAAGATACTCCCCTTCTTCACCGTCAATTCTGCCTTGTTCGTCATAAGTCATGCCGTCAGGAAAGGCTATCTGATCGGTAACAACCGCAACTGGATCCATCTCAAAAAGTCCAGCCTCTTCTGAATAATCTAATGTTCCACTTAGCGTTACATAGTCATAACCGTCTGGAGGCAAGAAATTTGTGGTTGTTGTCGGTGCGCCTTCTGGCCCTGTAATAGTTACAGTTTTTGTCCCATATAATCCGTTAACAGTTTCGTCTACAAGCGGTGGAATTGAATGTGTTCCGGTGCCATCAGTATCATCAATATCTATAGCAGCTAGACCACCAATGCTAACAGCAGTTACATCACTCAGGTCGGTTGCATAGCCTATACCGATTTCGCCGTTACGAACTGCACTGGGATAGGATTCAATAGTGCCTGCAATTTTTGTAAGTACTGCCCCATTCAAATACCCATAACTTGAGCCAGGTGCAGCCGTAAAAGAAAACGCGATAACACCACCGACGGGAGCAACAAGAAACTCCGCATAAGGAGCAACTGTGCCGGATGGCGGATTTGCCGCATCAACATCTACTGACGCGCTACCGCTAACTGCCCCGGTAGTTACTACAAATCTAGTTACTCTTGAACCATCACCTCGCGCAACATCACGAGAAGCCGCTAAAATTAACCGATAATTACCATCCGGGACGCTTGTAAAAGCGTAGGAACCAGTGTTACCGGAATCTAGATAAGTCGCGTCATAACAAATATTATTACTGACCCAAGGAGCAACACTCAAAGCATTGTTGCCATAGTGAGGGCCTGTTGTGCTGTCGGCTCCAGCGCTTGCATCGAAATCAATTACTGTAACTGTCGCGTCATCAATCGTTACTAGATTTGAAAAACTATCAGCAGCAGAACTTACGAGATATTCCCCGGAATTTACTGGTTTTGCAGCCTCGCCAAACGAAATTACTATTGGAAGTATGTCGGTCATCGCTAAACTCCCGCACTATAAGTTGGCAGCAGACCGAGCACTTCGGTGCTGAGTTGATACGCGCCTGCGTTTGTACCGTCAGGCATCAAACCAATAGCGCCAGAACCTCCCGCATACGAATAATCATTCGCCGCGCGGTCAGTGAAAAGGGACGATGCCGACACAACAATAGAATGTGAATCCGGATTTGATAAACCTAAATGCTGGGGAGTTCCTGCAGTTGCTGCCTGCCAGGTTGCTATATCGTTAAATGTCATTGAATTAGCGCCGTAGCGATTAGGAATGACCTGGAAGTTTGTATAAACGTTGTAATCCGATTCAGTAATTCGCGTGATTGCATTTTCATCATCATCGTATAGCGTTGTTAGTGCTAAAGAACCACCGCAAAGAATATTCCCCCAACTTTCAATTTGCGCAAATGCTGATGCTGAAAAATGCGTAGTAGCACCAGTTGTTATGTCAATAATATTATGAGCAAGTCGCACTCTCGTAGACTGACCCTGTGCCCCACCCATCCGCGCCTGTACTGCTTCTTCCGTTGTTCCGTCAAAACCAAACATCACGTTATGATGAATATATTCAAAACCCGCTTCGCATGATCCGCTGCCGCGAATACCGATATTAATCGAGCTGCCCTTGCATTTTAGTTCACAATATCTAACTTCAACACCAGCGTACGGCGTTGTTGGCGAATCAGTTTCAACGAAGTGGTCTTTGAGAAAAATACCGAAGTCAACCGCATCAGTTTTAATGTGCTCGACAATCATATTTATGCAACCATAGGTTTGGATTGCTGATGCAAGAGTAGATCCCTCTGCTGATATATTTTTGATAAATAAATTTCTAATTATCCAGTCTTTTGTCCCCCATGGGCCGATGCCCGAAATATTATTACCTTCGGCTCCAGTCACACCATCAATCAAGCAGTTTTCTATACGCACACCAGTCGATAAATTTTCTAAATTAGGTATCCGATCCGGAACTTGCCCGTTGTTAATGATTCCAGCTTCACGACAATTTTCTATTCGTATGCCGTAAAAATTCCAATAGTCTTGGTCATTAATATGTAAACCTACTTGCGTTCCGCCGCCGTCTATAATGACTAAACCTTCATCGCCCGGAAACGCAATCATTGAGCATCGATTATCAATTTCACCACTTATTAACAATCCCAGAGCGCAAGGGTGACTAAACCAAGTCTGTGCGGAAACGAAAGCACTTAATGCAGTGCTTTCGTAATAAGTTCCTGCGCGAAGTATTATCGTGTCTCCCAACTCCATTACTGATAATGCTTTATTTATTTCCTTATATGGTGCGCCAAGTGATCCATCGCCGCTTTCATCGTCGCCATCTGTCGCCACATAAATTCCTACACCGTTTCCAAACTGTATGTTGCCTACCGAGGGCGGACGATTGCCTAGCGCGTACAAAGTGGCAAACGTTGGCTGTGACGGATTCGCAATTAATACACCAGTTTTATCTTGATTAGTTTGCGTCATTTTTTCCTCAACTTTCCGCGATCGGATCAAGGCGAGATTTAATAGCATCCGCGCTGCTTTTTTGTCCGGAAAAAGTCCCGGCTTGAATCGGTGGCTGTGTGGTTAACGGAACACCGTTATCGGTATATTGATGCGTATGAGTCGAAGCAGTGTTAGCAATATTTGACACCACTTGAATTAAATCACTGAGAATGATTAAAACATTTTCACTCTCTGACCCAAGCCAAACTGTTCCGCCATCTTTGACTTTCAATAAATGTTTTATTTCTGCGATTGAAGAAATAATATTCCCAACAATTGTTGTTAAATCATTCTCAATATTTTGAGTTGAATCGTTGCCAATGTTTTGTAGGAAATCATTTGCAATATCTTGACTTGAATCATTGCCAATGCTTTGTTTTGCATTCCGCCCGATCTTATTATTTTGATCACTGGCAGTTGTAATATTTAAATTATCAACAGCGCCAATATTTAACGTTCCTGCACTCAATAATTTTAATGCACCAAGCGCCTCAATTATTTTTACCCCGACAACTTGTTCTGTGCTGTTGTGTTTAACCAGGGAGTAGAAATCTTGGGCTGTAGTCGTTGAGCTGTAGCAGTGCAAAACATACTGCATACAGTCATCAAAAATATTTGCATCAGTTTCACGAATCCAGTTGCCGGCCGTGTCCGCGCGCTGGAAAACTCCGGGGGCGGCCTGAAGAACCATTTCGCCCACTTCAATTTTGGGCAAACTTAAACCTTCAGATAAAATAGTTCGCACAAAAGGTTTTGACGGCAAGCCCCAGGCAAACGCCAATTCAACCATTGTTCCAGGCTCGGGGAAGCCCATTGCGCCACGTTCCAGGCCAGCTGCAGCCAACGGCAAGGGAACGGACCTGAATACGGGTAAAAGTTCGTCAGGCTCGCCGGTTGTGCGCAATACTTGAAGATCCACAGCGTAACGAGGTCTAAATTTTTCGCTTAACGATTCAGTGTTTAATGGATCACTGATGGCAACAACACGAGCAATAACTGGCAGATCCATTTTGCTGAATAATTGTTGATGATTCCGCTCGTTTATACGCTTGATCTGTTCGTCCATCGAGTCCCCCAGGGATTCGCATCCCATGTAATATTTTGGTGCTGTCCATCCCACTGCAATTTTGTTATGTAATGCCCGGTGCTAAGTTGCACACCCGGACGCAACTTTGGCAATGCAGGAATTTTTGCACTATTTGCCAGGCCGCTGTTGTCTTGCATATCAACTGGGATTTCGACTGGCTTACCTGCCCAATAGCTATCATCCCAACTACCGCAAAAAATCTTTCCGTCTCCCTGTTGCTGCCAAATAAATTTTGGTATTGAAAAAATCTGCGCAATTGAATCCATGCACATATATCCACTTCCAACCGAGAAAAATGCAGGCGCTTTTTTGTCTGCATAGGCAGCACCCGGAATAATAAATTCAAGCCCGGTCTCAGCACTAATAGCCGCCACAATTTCTTTGATATTAATATTGCGTAAGCTCATCGGCACCAACCGAAATAAAACACTGGATAATTCCCTGCAAAAAATACGCTGTTGACGTTTATCAATTTGAAAACTGTTTTCAATCCAACCAAAAAACACTTGTTGCAATTGCTGAGGATCATAACCAGCAGTAAAAATAACTAATCCGGACAGTTTTTTATCCGCATCTACATCAAAAGAGGCGCGACCGGGATTAAATAAATCCAGCCTCACCTGATCAACATTTAATTGATATGCAACACCATCAACCGTGATTCGCTTTGTTAGTTTCATGACAATGCTTTTTCAGCTTTATATAAAAGCTGCTCAAATCCGGTTTTGGGTGCAAGCGTATCGTTTTCTTGCTCTTGTTCTTGCGAAGAAATAATTTCCCCGGTAGATGATTGCGGTGTGCCGGTTTCAGTCGCTGTCCGTTGCTCAGTTTTTTCTGGTACAGACAAATATTCAGTTAAACTGAACTGCACGTTCCACGATTTAAGCGCTCCATCTTCACGTGCTGCAAAACTATCGCTGAATCTAACTTGGCGAACTTTCACCGCGTTTGCAGTTTGATCAACAATGTCATAAATATGCAGCGCACCATCACTCTTGGTCGCTTGGGCAATCATCATTAATTTTGATAAATCATTTTCGTCAACAAATGGAACTGACAGGCTCACATTAAACACTTTTGGCTTAATTCCTTTGTGCGCGCTATCTGTTGCGCTGGTTTGTGACCCGAGCGATTCAGAATCAAATGCCATGGTCATAGTGACGCGAAGATTTTTATTTGGCACTTGATAATCATCGAGCATCATAATCCAAGAACCTCTTTAACCAACGACAGCTTTCCAGATTCCGCAGTAAATAAAACACAACATGCCAATGGATCATCATGACTAAGGCCGCTGCTATCTAAAGTGCTTTTAATTTGCGCTGCAGTTTGCCCACTAAAAAATGCACCACGACCAACACCGCCAGAAAAAATACTTTGTACTTGTGTAACTGCATCTGTTGCCGAATCAATAGCCGTTTGTTTTTTTGTAATTAAATCTTGAATTTCGTCATCAGGTGACAATGCTCCAATCTCATATCCAACAGCATGGCTGCATAGTTCGCCGGTAACACTAAAGGCTTTTTCAGAAAGCCCAATACCCGCAATTCCCTTTCCTCTCCATCGAGCATTAATTGCAGCATCAGGTAATAATTGTTTGTCTTTTTCGACCGTTGATAATTGTGCGGATCTGCGTTGGCACATCAACAAATTAGCAACGGGAAAAACGTCAGTGAATTGTTTTAATGTTTTTGAAAAACCATCAAAGTCTTTGGATGAAATAACTAATGCTATTGCATCCATGGTGATCGTTAGACGATTTGAATCAGGTGTATCAATCAATTTGTTTGCGGCTGCTTGTGCAGCATTAGCGGGTGACAAATAGCGAAAATGTGATTCGCCTTGGCCAACACCTTGAGTCCATGGATGAACACAAACCATTTTCACGTTAGAAAAAATAATGTCTTTCAATGCCGCATAGCTTACTGCACTTCCTGCAGCATCAGCCGACACAGGATTATTTTCTATTGTGATTTCCGGCGCACCCGTTAATCTTCCGCTGGCGGAATCTAACTCGCTGCCAGCGTTTGTTAATGCTGCATCACAATCACTGACAATATCACTCAGCGTTGGCGGCCATGAAAAACTTATGTCATTAAACAATTGTGAACTCCGATTTAAGAAAGATTAGTCAGCATCAGATGAGAACCTTCTAAAATTGAAGTATTGCTGCCATTTGAAACAGATTGCGACCAATCAACGCGAACGGTTGAAGCGCTTGTAACTTTCAAGATGCCACTAAACATTAGTACTTCGACTTGTGACGCTGCATTTGCAGCTTTTTCAAAGACTGCATCACTAAATCCTCCTGACTTAGCGATCGGCGTAGCAATCGTTCCAAATGTATTTGTTGGTGCTATAAATAAATTTCCTAAAACTTGCGCGCCTCCGGTTATTTGCAATAACACCTTAATACCTGCAGCGGCATTACCAGCTGACCATCTAATCATTCCCTCTACCTTATAAAGCCCGGTAGCTGGTGGTGTAATAGTTAGGTCAGGATCAGCGGCTACTGTTGTAGTACTATTTCTTGCTGTCGTTGATGTCTTGGCTACTTTTTGTGGCGCTGAAGTTAAGCTAGAAGCCAAATCATCAACTGCTGTTTTAACAAAAGCAGTAGTTGCAAGTCGCATATTATTTGTTCCAGCTGCTTGAGTTGGCGCAGTAGGATTACCGGTCAAGGCAGGTGATGCTAGCGGCGCTTTTAAACCCAAATCCGTAGCGATATCTGATGACAAATCATCAACTGCTGTTTTAACAAAAGCAGTAGTTGCAAGTCGCGTATTATTTGTTCCAGATGTTTGAGTTGGCGCAGTAGGATTTCCTGTCAGTGCCGGTGATGCTAAAGGCGCTTTTAAACCCAATGCAGTAGCAATGGTTGCTGAAAAGTTTGGGTCATCACCTAGCGCCGCTGCAAGTTCATTAAGTGTATCTAACGTGGATGGCGAACTCGCAATCAGATTAGCAATTGCAGTTTTAACAAAAGCCGTGGTTGAAATTTTTGTACTATTGTCGGCTGCTGATTGTGTTGGCGCGGTAGGGTTTCCTGTCAGTGCCGGTGATGCTAAAGGCGCTTTTAAACCCAATGCAGTTGCTATGGTTGTCGCAAAATTTGGATCGTTGCCTAACGCTGCTGCCAGCTCGTTTAATGTATCCAATGCTGCAGGCGAACTCGCAATCAAATTAGCAATTGCGGTTTTAACAAACGCAGTCGTTGAAATTTTTGTACTATTATCAGCGGCTGATTGCGTTGGCGCAGTAGGATTTCCTGTTAGTGCTGGTGATGCTAACGGCGCTTTTAAATTCAACATATCCAACAGTGTTTGCATAATTGAATGCGTAACACCGGTAATATTTTTTCGTAAATCTGTTACAGCATATCCGGCTGTTACACTGGCAATTTTTACAAGGTAATGAACAACACCTGAAACAGTGTAATTCGATAAAGGAGCACCTGCTGTAGATGTTTTAAATTCATAAATTACTGTAGAGCTGCTCGCATCTGCATCAAGCCATGCCTCTATGTAAATATCCTTTGGTAAAACCCCAGTGGTAATTAACTGGTCAGACGCTAAATTTATTCTCCAACCGCCAACATAACCAGCACCGGCTGTTGCGTAAACATCAGAACCACTCGCATAAATTAAAAAACCACTGCTAACAAAAAAACCTTCGCCAAAAATATCCGCATAACCAAACCGAACGTCTTCATGAATATTTTCTAGCCTTCCCAAGAAATCGATTTGCCAGGCTTCAGCAGCAACATCAATTCCTGTTGTTGTTGTGGCGTTGTTGTACTGCATTAAAAAATTTCGAGTGAGCGAGTTTCCAACATCAAGCCCGACAGTTTGGTATTTATATTGAGGCGGAATATAACTCACCGCAATTAGTGTATCGTCCTCATCAACTAAGCCAACCCAGTTGAATGTAAAATTTCCAATGGCCGGGCCAAGAATGGTGCTGTAAACAACTTTGTCGTCTGCAACATATCCCTGCGACAATACCGCTTCAGTGTGTACGATATCGCCAGGATCAGGCATAACCTCTGACAAACTGACAGGATCTTCAGGGTCTAATCCGTCGATATATGCAAACACAAAATTTGTTACTAATAGAGGTTCACCTGCACCTTGTTTGATTGCAATTTTTGCGCGCCCGGAATCTACAATATTAGCCATGTTTGCCTCTTAGTATTGCGCACTGTCTAGCGCCCAATCGTTATTAAATTCAATCGTTGCGATATCAACACCAATGTTGGTGATGACACTAAATTCATATCGTCTGCAAGTGCGGCCGTACTGCTCAATCATTATTCTTAACAGATCAGCACTTTGTGAAAGTTGATTGTCAGATAGTCTCAGCACAATTACATCCCAGTCCTTTCCTGGTACGCGTTCTTCAACTTCTACATAACCAATTCCAAGTCTTGAAAAAATCCTTTTTATTCCTGCAATTGAACCTGCATCACGTGCATTTACAAACGCATATTTAACACGCAAACGAAACAACCAAAGCGGTTCCGTTGGAAAACGATCAATGTCACGCTGCCATGCAATTATTTTTAAAACTCCTGTCGTGCAAGTATCAACATTCAGTTGTGTAAGCGGCCAGCGCAATCCCTGTTCTATTTTTTCCCAATAACCCTGCGCCATTTTTATTAATGGAATTGACGTTCCAGTATTATTCCAAAATGGCAGATCTAACTTAAACATCTAACACCACATCTAAAGTTCCAAGGCGAGGGATTTCTAGCTCGCTGGTAATCTCTGCAAGATCAAATGTCACACTTTCAAGTAAGGGAAATAATTCGTGAAGCTCACCCGCTAAACGCGAAAACGCAAACGTGCTCCACGGCTGTGTAACTGTCATTGTGTATTGATCATTTTGACGAAATGCAGCGCTTACTGCATCCTGTACATTGAGCAATAAGCTATCGACCTCTTCTGTTGTTGCGCTGATAACAGCGCGAATAGTGACAACCAAATCGTAATCAGTTCCTGGCATTGCAAACACTTGCAAATCATCACCATGGCCGTGATTGCCTTCATCCATAATATGTGACTGAATATCCTCAAGCAGTTGAGTACTCGGTTCGCCAATGTCCATTAAAATATAAATATTGGCAGTGCCTGGGCCGCGTGGTGCATCGTGTTCGAAATACACATTGCGCGTATTAATATTTGCAAAACTGGTTACAATTTTTGTGTAAACGGAATCTGTGTGGTATTGCGTTATCGCACCGTATTGATTTCGAATTCTAAGACGATAATCATCATCTTTTTCTTCACTGGTTCCCGCACTTGTGAGCCAATTCGAATCATTAGTTACACCCGTAATCCCTGCAGGCGGATCAGGCATCACTGCATAAAATCCCGAAGGCAAATTATATCCGGCGCCATCTTCAGCCGCTTCTGCAGCAACTGTTACGCTAGACACACCATCTGCCATAGTCGCGGCCGCGAGTGTCACCATGTGATAAATTTTTCCGTTGATCACTGGGCTTTGAACCACTACGCCAATGGGAATTATTACTTCTCCCACAGCCGACACCCGGCTAAAAATAAGATTCCCTCGTGCCTTTGCAGATTGCTTTCGCGGCAAATCAACTGCCCATCCAAACAAATCCAGGAATTGGCTTTTTGCGGTTTGCAAAAAGAAATTAGGAAGCAACTGCAGTAAAACCAAATCATTCACAATCCATAACACCGGCGCAGTCACCAATGCCAGGATCACACGCCAAAAAGGAGACTGTGCACTGTTATTGTTATAGGGTGATGCCACCGCAGTTGCTTCAGCTTCCCACTTAATACGCGCTTCAGATTCAGTTGTCGGCAACCCTGCATCGGTTACCATTTGCTTAAACGTTTTTGAAAGATCTGTTGTCACGCTGTCACCTCAATTTCACCGTACTTAATGGTTTGTGCGGTTAAATAAAATTCCGCATTTTGTGTGCGGCTCATAACGGCGGTGCCGGGTATTATTCTGGTGTCGTTTTCTACCATTTGCTCAATTCGTATCATGTTGCGTTTTATTCTTTGCGCATTTCGCTCTGCAATTAATTCAATCAACAAGCCGCTTTCCCGAATCATTATTTTCAAGTCCTGGGCAATGCTTGCCCGGCCTTCTACACTTTGCGGCAAGCCAAACGAATCAAGTGCAATGGCATCACTAACAATTAGCAAATCAAAATAGTCAGCCATTAACCACCCGCCCAGCGCATCTCATCCGCCAATGAATAGCCATTCACTTTTTGCGTTGTGTTTACTTCAACTTTTTCAATGTGTACTGTTTTGCTGTTGTCGCTGCTGCTAATTTGGTCGCCCAAACCGCCGTAGGGAATATATTGTGATGTGCTCAACAAATCCGGTTTTAATGCCGCACGTTCCTGTTCTATTTTTTCCATTGAAAAATCAGGCATCGATGCTGCAGGCGAAGATTGTCCAATGCTTGAAAAATCTGTCTTGGATATATTTACACCGGGAATCATGTTGAGTTTATCGATCAGCCAATCAACACCCTTACCTATCACATCAAACGGATTCAATTTGCTGATCCAGTTTTTAAACTGTGAAAACCATTGTGGAATCTTGTCCAGGTTATTGATTAATAATTCAACGCCATCAACGGCCATTAGCAATGGAGTAAAAATAAATTTTAAAAATGCATTGTTTTCGACAATGCCGCGAAACCACTTCCACTTTTCTACAACAACATTTGCAAAATTAACAATTGCCATTTTTACTGTGTCCCAATTACTCACTAACAGCACTAGTCCAGCGATCAATGCAACAACGCCCATGACAATCCATGTAATAGGGTTTAGTAACAAGGCCATGGCAAAAGCTCTCGCTCCCACTGCAGCAGTTACAAACCCTGCGCGCATTGCCAGGAGTCCGTTTGCAAGTGCAGGAAAACTAATCGCAGAAGCTAATACAGCGGCACGTAATAGCCCCAGAGTTCCTGCATATAACCAGGTCGCAAAGCGCACCAGGCTTAAGCTGCGAAAATTAATCAATAACTGTCTACTGAAAGAAATCATGGCGAGCTGCAACGCAATTACAACGCCACGGCCTGCCGCTAATTGCACAGTGAAAACAAACCATGCCATGCGTAAAGCACCAAGCAACGGGCCGAAGGGAATTAATACAAAACGTAAAACTGTGAGTGCAGTTGTAACGCCAATCGTGCCAATAACAAAAGCCGCTTTAGCAATCGCAAGAATTGCAAGCGCTGCACTGAATGCAAAAAAACCAATGACCAATTTTGCAAGCAGTTTGGTTAAATTAGGGAACATTTCAATCCATCGGTTCATTGTGGACATGCCTTCAATGGCAGAATCGTAAAACGGGTACATAGCCTGATTGATGACTGCGCCAAAGCTGATGCGCAACGCTTTATTTGAAGCGACTAATCGATCAAGTGGATCAACCATTGCAGCAGCCATTTGCCGCGCTTTATCCATGCCGGTTACATTGCCCAACTGATCTATTGCGCTAGCCAGGCCCTGTGTGTCATTCATGAGTAACTTAACGGTGGCTACAGCTTCATCAGAACCAAATGCTTTTTTTAGTAAATCGCTTTTTGCAACTGTATCGATTGCGCCAAATTTCTTTTGCAGTTTTTCCATAATTGCATTCACCGGCAACATTCGCCCCGCGCTGTCAGTAAATTGCAAACCAAGCTTTTCTTGCGCCATGCCAACGCCACGCAAAAATGCTTTATATTTTGTTCCGGATTCGCTGCCACTCATGGTTGCTTGCAGCTTACCCAGTACCGCCATTTGTTCAGTAATCGCAATACCGTGAGCCTGGGCATCTGCGCCAAGTGAAGTAAATGCTGCACTCATTTGCACACCGGTTGTTTTAAACATTTCTACCGCTTGTGCGGTTTGCCCGGCTAAATTTTCTACCCAAATATTTTTGCCTATAGCATCAGCATTTTTTTTGAAAATGCCGTACATGGTGCCCATATAATTGGTGATAGTCCCAGCATCTGATTTGGTGCCTTTTGCAAGTATGTTGCTCGCAGTTGTAAAGCGGGATAACTCATCACCAGTTAAACCTGAAATTGCAGACTGAATATCATAAGCAGAGCGCACGAAATCAGCCGCGCTTTCACCGTAGATAATTGAAAATTGAAGTGCTGTCCGCTCAAGTTTTTTTAGGGCAGCATCATTGACTGACAAACTTCTAACTTCACCCAATGCCATCTGCATTTCGCGTGCATCAGCAGTGAGTGACGTCATAGCAAAACCAATTCCAAACAGCACGGCTGTAGATAAACCAATTTTTTTAAATTGCTGAGTGGTTTTGTTGGTCAACTTATCGATAGACGCAGTGAGCTTACTTGCCGGTGCTGTAACCCGGTCAATAAGATCAATGCGTAACAATAATTTTTCCAACCGGTTCATTAATCAATCGCCTTTAAGTGCTATAGCTATACCGTTCGCAATAGATACTTTGATGTTTTCCCAATACGTGCGCTCAACATGTAGCGCCATCGCCATTACATCCAAGTCATCAGCATCCAAACCAGGGAAATGTTTATAGGCTAATGTCTGGTAGTGGCTGTAAGCGTTCTCGCTTAAGCTGTCAGCACGGCGCTCGATTTCTTTACAACAATGCCCAGATCCGGGGTGTATTCTTCAAGAAGATCAGATGCAATTTGAATTTCAGAGCCGGGGTTGTCGGCAAGAATAGATTTCAATGCTTCCGCATTTTCATGTGCAATAGTGTTAACCAAAAAATTATGGCTAGGTGCCACTTTTTCTTTTTGCGTAACGCTATTAATGTATTTGTTGTAATCTTCGCGGCCAATATTGAACGTCAAATCAGCGCCCAACACAGTCACATTAAATTGTTGTAAATTTTTCTTAGCTACTTGGCTCATAACATTTTCCCCGAGGGTTGGTTGATAAAACTACTTGTGTACAAAATCTTTAATGCCCATCCATAGAGCTGCCAGAAATCCGGTAACTAATGCAGTTATCACTACGCGAGTGGTAACAGTGGTGACCTGTTCGTATGCTTTTCGCTGTTTACGCAAGTGTGCAAAATCAGCCTGGCATTCACGAAAGTTTTCAGCATCGATACCCAACTTTCCCAGCAATTCGGTCATGGCAGTTTCAGCGCCTTTAGCTGCAATCTGCTCTAGATCTTTCTCTGTTAAATTATTCAATTTGCGGCCTCTAACTTCGGGTCAGAACAACCAGCCAACACTGCATTTAATTCTTTAAAATATTGTTGGTGTTGCAAACGCTCAATCAGTAACGCGTCTACTAATTCACAGTCGGGTTCATTGCCGGTAATGCTTTGGGTTGCAAAGTTTGGCAGCGCGGGTAACTCTTTCGCATCAATGCAAGGCACCATCACCGGTACTTTTACTTCCACCGGCACTTGCACGGGAATTTTTTCAACATGCGTACATGCCGCAATCAATAACGAAAACAAGATGGCGATAAATTTCACTGCAAAACTGTTCATTGCAAAACCTCGCGTAAAATTTTATTGCGAATGCCTTCTGCCGTGCAGCCAGTGACCTTTTCTAATTCAAGCCTGGCAATCTTCCCGGACAACTGTTTTATCTGCTGTGCCGCTTGTTTTTGGGCTTCAATGCGCGCTTGCGTCATTTGCTTTGATGTATTTTCAAAGTCCTGTATTTTTTGGTTTTGTGTATGCACTGCCACAGTCAAACCTGCCAGTTCAAGTTGACGTAATGCCTGGCTCACCATGAGTGAGTTATTTTTTTCAATAAACGATTTAACCCGCTTGTGCTGTGCGAAATTATCAACACCCAAAGGGATAACCAGCATCAACAGAAAAACCGCTACAATGGCGAAAACGTACTGTTTAATCATGTTCATGCTTTTTCTCTGTTAGCTAAAAAGCTGGTGGCGTTTTGAACGGTGTTTCCCGTGATGTAAGCACCCACGGTGCCCAGGATTAATGTCTTGTATACGTCCTGATCGATGTAGCCAAAAAGCAATAGCAATGTATTAATGCCGCAACAACCCAAACACAAAATAAATCTGGTTCCACCGTACAGGCTAAAAATATGAGGCATAATCTTCACCCCTTTTGTAAGCACCGTTCTTAAAAATTAAATATTCATTTCGTGGGTTGCTAGAAAGGCCTAAGTGAACCCATTCCGAACCGTTGTGGTATTCCTCAATCAACTGATCAAATTCAATACCGGATTCACGAATAATTTTGCACACCTCTGCAATAGTTAATCCTGAAACTGTTAAATCTGCTGCATCACCACGAAGGTGTGCACTGGTGTCTGACCCACCGACTTTCTTGTTCACTGCTAATGATCTAAATGCACTGCTGATAATGACAGCCCGGTTTCCGCAAGCTACGCGCACCTGTTCTAGTGTGTGTGCAAGCTTGGTTAAATTAACCATGTGTTTTGCTTCAGGAATATTTTGCAAACCTGTTGCGGTGATGGTTAATTCAGACAACGAAAAATGGGCTGTTATTTTCATTTTCAGCGCTTACGACTAAATCAGATTTTCAGTTTCAAAAGCGCTCAGATAAGGAACGCCGTTGATCTTCACAAAATCAGGTGACGTAACATCGTAAGGCAGCTTATATTTTAGTTTTTCACCGCCAGATGCCGCAGCATTCAGCAAATCAGAAACTCTGAATTTGCAGCCAAATGCTTCCACATTAATTTTTTCTGAATCTGTTTCGGCATTGCTTACAATGTCGAATGTGGGTAATGCTTTAAAGCTGCCAGCTGATTTTGCTGCATCCAAAATTACTTGGAAGTTAGCCGTATCAAGTTCGATTTCACCACTGGCTTTTGTGTCGCCATCAATATGGCCGTTTGGCACACCGCGAGTCATTGCGACAGATGTACTGTCTTCAATAGTCAGTGTGAGGTTCTCAAAAACGCACATGTGTGAACCAATCATAGTTCGCACATCTTTTCCTGTTATACGCTTGCCCATTTCAAAATCTCCGGAAAATATTGTTAAAAAATAATCAGAATTTAATTCTCAGATGCAATTAAGATCCGCTACTTAAATCTAAAATAAGGTTGCAAGTTATTTCCTTCGGTGAGTTCCAGGGTTGAACTTTTATATAAACTTCAACTGAATCGTTGTCGATCCAAACGATAGTAATGCTGTCATCTTTCGGTGGGCGAATATCGCCAGGGAATACCAATCCACCTACGTTGGCGCTTTTACTCATTTGGCGAAGTGGCCGAGCAAAATCACTGGCATTGGATGCCATGCTCATAGGGGAATCATTGAAGGTACGATCAGCAATTTTTACAATTGCAATCAAGCGAACAGAACGAGCTGCTTTGTCAACTACGCGCAAATTCTCTATCACCTGGTAATCGCCACCGGCTGCATCAAGAAGATTACAGTCACCCCAAAAAGTCCCGGCGTAATCGGTATAGTGTTGAATGCAGCTCAAACGATTTGCATCCAGAGTTGCTAACGTTGCATCAGTGAGTAATTTTCCGTCCATATCAACTGGTGTTGCGCCTAGACCCAACACCGGGCCTGTTTTAACGCGCATAGGACTGTCTGCAATGCTGGCAGCGCGATTGCATAGGCGACCCGCTAAAACGCCTAGATCGTTGCCGTGAAGCTGCGGAACAGCCGCAACACGATAACCACTAACACCGGTGGTTAATGCCGCCTGTGCGGCTGCATAGGCGGCCCAGTCTTGGGTCTCTGCATCAACGCCCTGTGTTGCCATCAAAATAATGATTCGGCGAGCAAAGGACGTGCGAACCAATTCAGCTTTGGTTTGCGCTGCAGTTAAATCAGCTGCAGCTGTCGCGGGAACACATACGCAAACTAATTCCGGTGAAATCGTAAGTAATGCTAAATCCAGCGCGTCCTCCCAATCATCACCCGCATCAATCGGCGCAACATACGCTTGCCAGTTTTCACCGCCATTGGCTTTGGCGGCCATCACGTTGGTTTTAATCACGCTGGCTGCAGCACCTAGCAAATCATCCAAATCACTTTGAGTATTTATCGATAAAACCGAACCAATGTTAGTTGGGCCAATGCCAATAAAAAGTGCCTTGCGTTCAATTTCAGGACTGCTGCCCTGCCCCAAATTTAAATTATTTACCGTAACTTTACCTTGAGCCATGGTTTACACCCTTGAGTTGATTGTGTTATCGAAAATTTTGTTTACAAAACCGTTAATTTGTTCTTCTGTTACACCTAAAAAACCTCGCGCTGGAATCTTCGTTACCCATGAGGTTTTACTTTTATCACCGCGTAAAACTTTTAAAATTAATCCTGCTTTTTTGGTTGACAGGTTTTGTTTTATCCAACTCAGTGATGGTGCTCTCCATTTTTTTGTTCCATTCACTCGAATTTTGAAACCTGCAGCCCGTAAGCTTTTTGCTTGCTTGCTACTGGCTGGAACAGAATCCTTGTTGCCTTTTCCTTTTTCGCGGGTTATTTCCGCTGCGTTCATTACTTTTGCAAAACCGTCATGTTGTTGTTTGGCAACTATTCCCTGGAAACCAATCTCGACTGAATCTTGTGTGGTAAAAATGGGGGCTATTTGCCGCCCTAAATGACGAAGTAACCGGCGATTCCTGCCGCGTTTTCGCGGTGCCCAGGGTTTTCCATCAACATCATGTCCTGCGCGTATATTTCGCACCGTTTGGCGTTTAATCTCCCTGCCAAACCCACCTAAAAACTGTCTTCGTTTGGCTGGTGGTAACTGCAAAAGCTGCAGGCGCTTTTTAACTTCCAACTGGCCTAAAATGTCAAACTTAATCGCGTTCATAAGGAAGATCAGTTGGCCTTTCTTGTGTGTCGCCAACGCCCACTTTATTCGCATCAAAATTTTGTAGGTCTGCTATTCCGTAGCGCGTTCCGTTCATTAAAATTGGGCCGTTGTCATTCGGCATAATGCTCACGTCTTGCATAAAACGAATTGTCACTTCAACGTCTACTGTGTCGTCATCCAGTGGTGTTACATCGACCCTGGGCAGTTCCAGGTTATCCTGCTCTCGCGCACTGTCGTTTTCGTTGATCCAAATATTAATCAGCGCTAAAAATAAACTGGCATCTGATGCGAATCGCTCAACACTAAAAACCGCGTCGTAAGTGAAGCGCCCAACCACAAAACCTTTTCCCTGTTTGTTGCAACAATATTCGTTAACGCCGTTCTCCATCCAAAAATCAAAATTTTCAACAGCAAATAAATTTTGCGCTATTAAATAACTTGATAATGCCGTCATCTTTTGCAGTAGCATTACAACAACATCACGCTAATGTTTTCAGTTACACCTAAGAGCCGTCTTATCGAGCGGCTGCTTTCGGCCATAAAGTGCTGAAACGTGTCATCACTTTCTTTTGCTAAATTTTCCGCCTCTGCACGACGATTGAGCGTTGCAAACGCTAACACCATTAGCCCCATAGCCCGGTTATAAACAGCGCGCTTGTATTGCTCAATTTTTACGTTCTTTCCGCCCAATTCTTTGTCGCTTACACTTTCAAGTGTTAAAAAGCTTTGCTCTATCCACTCTGCCTTTTTAACCAAAAGCTGCTCGTTGCAATCATCCATTGCCTGGCGCGTGTGGTGCTCTACCAGCTCTTGTTTATATTCTGCCGGTACCCGGTAAAACTCCTGGAATTCGCCCAAGGAGATATCAGGGAAAAACCCGTCATTCTGCAAAGTCGTATCCAAAAATGTTTGTGGCTTTCCGGTAAAACTCATAACAACTTCTCTTGCAAATTAGACACTGGACAAAACGGGTTAAAGACAATCACATTGTGATGTCCGCCCCCGTTTGTCAGTGCTCTCGGGGAGAGACGGTTATTAGAGCGTTAACGCTTTACCCAATTTTTTTAGCAAAGATGAAAATTTTGTCTTTACTCCATGCCCTTCGGGATTTGCATCAACACACTTCAAATAGAATTGTTCTGCTTTTTCTAAATCATTAGCTTCCTCAGCAAACATGGCGGCTAGTTTGTATATAAAACCTAAGACGATAGAATCTGTGACAATCCATTGTTTATTTTCAATGCGATCAATTATCTGGCTAAAATAAGGTTCTGCGCTGTGCCCGGCTTTATATTGACGCTGTGCCCAATCATGAATGCCTGCTGCCATAAAAGTGGATAAATCGCGCTTAAATCTGTCCGGCATAGGTTGCTGTTGCGCAATGGCGTAATCAGCATAGGCAAGTGCTTCTGGCAGCTTCTCAGCATCTAACATCCAAACAGCCAAGAACACTAATGGTTCAAATTTGTGATGCGCGCCACTGCGAATATATTCATCAACAATAGGCGTCCATTTTGGAATGAGTGCTGTTTTTTTCAGCTCTATTTTTTTGCTGACGTCAACAAGATCATGCAGGGCTGACAGGTCTTGCTCCAAAGAATAATTAATTACACTTTTATCATTATTGTTTTGTAAGGATGTCGATGGCATTTTATTTGATGGTACTTTTTCGCCGGGCGATAATACTTTTTCGCCGCTCAATACCTGTGCTAACATTTTTTTCTTGTGCTTTACTGTCATCAACATAATTATTCCCCCGAGTTTTTAAAAATCCCGCCTACCAATGGTAGACGGGCAATATTTTGGCCTCCATTCCTACACATAAAATCGGTAATTAAACCCAGCTGGCGCCGTCTTTAATTTTTACGTTTGCAAATTCAAAACCTGCTGCTGCCTCTTCGTTTTCGACTACATAGCCCTCGTTTGAGCTGTTGAAATCTTCAACGCGATTGCGCTTGGCATTGTCTTCAATTTTTCGGCGCCAGCCGGTGATTTGGTAATACAAACTCAAGTTGGCATAGCTGGAAATGAAAATGCCGCGAGCAGGAAAACCGCTTGGCGTATCAACCGGCAAACCGCCATAGGTTTTGGTTACTTTTTCATTGGCAATTTTTTCTTTTTCGGTTGGGGTTTGGCCTTGCGCGTTGTACAAACGTTCTTTTTCGTTTGACAGTAAATCAATGCCAACAAACGCAACTAAATCACCCGCTTCACGGTGAATAGGGTCAATCATCATCAGGCAGGCATGAACTGCCGCATCCAGATTTTCAAAATCACCACCGGCACCAATGCGAATTTCATCCGTAGTGCCACCTTCCAAAAACCACTGCGCACCGCTGTTGTAAGCGCGCATTTTTTGAAACCAACCTACGTTCACGTCTTCGCCGTTCGGGGATGTGCCGCTATTGGTTACCGCTGCAGCTGATGTGCCGTACCAACCGGTGCGCACACGAGCCATTGCAATGGCTTTGCGCACCCACTTTGCATAGCGCTCTTGAAAGTCCGGGAACTTTGCCCAGGAATCAATCGTGGCGTATTTAATAAAGACGTCAAACTCTGTAGGGAACAGTTCGTATGTTTGCGAACCTAACGCCAAAACGCTTTGCGGTACGCGGTCATTGCTGTCGGTGTTTGTTCTTTTGCCGAGCAACACATTTGCAGAGCCAAGAACTTTTTCACCCTTAATTTCATCAACCGGCATCACATTAATTTTTTGCAGGAAGGTATCTTGCTCAACAATTTTGTCCTGCAGTTTTTGTGTAACGGTTGGCAATGGATCAAAGTACTCACTTACAGATGCAACGCCGTATGAACTCGCCATTACGGTTAACATTGCAGTAAATAGCATTTTATGTTTCATAATAAATTCCTGAAATAAATAAGGTTAAAAATCAAAAATGGTTTTGGCTTGGCTGGCCTGAATTAGAGCAGCTCGTTTGTTGCCTCGCCTTCAGGTGAGCCAGGCTTGGTTGCCCCTGCAGGATTTTTGCGAAGCTCTTCAAATGTTGTATTAATTGTTTTGAGCTTTTCGTTCAGTTCGTCGAATTCAGCTTTACTAACAAACTTTTCTGGATCTGGATTGGCTTTTGGATCAGGGTCTGGCTTTTTCTCGGGATCAGGTTTTTTATTAAAGTTTTCAGCCAACACCACCAAGGCAGCGTTGGTTTCTTTTTGTGCATCAAGTAGCTGTTTAAATTGCTCATCGTTCATTTTGGATTCCTGCTCAGTTTTGTTGAATAAATTATCTAAAAAGCTTTTCTTTTCTTCAGTTGTTGAAGACAAATCTAATTGATCACCGCAAAAATAGAATTTTTCGCCTTGCTCATTGAATTGAAGTTCAGTTGTGCCCAAGCTTGCAGGGGTATCGGTAACTGCGAGGCCGCCTAAATAGGCCTTGCCTTTATTCGCGAAATTTTTAAGTACTTCTATAGATGTGTGAACCCATTTGCCGCGCTGGTTCATGTAAACCAATTCATCGGACGGTACAATAATTGCCATCAGGTGAATTTCACCTTTTAATTTTTCATCAGTTGCATCGGCATCCATTGTTTTTAATGCAACAACTTTTCCTTGTGAACCCCAATCACGCAAATGATTAGGCCAGATTTTTGCGCTATAAAAAGATGGGTTATAGGTTTCGGCCATGTCTTTTAGCCATTCTTTTTTTATTTCGCGTCCGTCTGTCGTGTTGCCACTAGTTGCAACTATTACCCAACCTGTTTTTAAGTTTGCTGGCATTTGTGACGCCTCAAAAAATAATGAATGTGAAGAAAATCGTTAAGATGGGCGAATCATAATCAGCGAAAATTAATTGATCAAAGACGTAAGGTTTTATATTTTTTTATATGAGTCGTATAAAAATAATTAGTCATGAATAACCATTAATATTATTAAATCTCCCTTTAAAATTGGTTTCATGAATGCACAAAGAATTATTACCCCTGAAATTAAACTGGCTGCACGTGCTTTTTATTTACAGCACACACCCGTTACTGAAATCGCGAAGACATTCGGGGTAACTGGCCGCACCGTTTATAATTGGAGAACAGAGGGATGTTGGGATGATCTAATAGAGGGAACCAGCATTGAACATGCCATAGCGCGCCGGTATATAACGCTAACTGAAGTCAATAATAAAACGCCCGAGCAGCTGGATGAAATGGACAGGCTGGTGAAACACTTGGAGCAGATAGCCAAGGTTAGGCAAATTGAAGCAAAAACAAAAAACTTTTCTGATGGTGACGGAAAACTTAAAACGCAAAAATCAGACAAGAAAAAAAATAGCAGTAAAAATGATATCAGCAGTATTACCGCTGAAAAATTGGAAGAAATTCGCAAAGAGCTTTTTTACGAGTATCAACATTGCTGGCATGATAATAAAAACCAGAGAACCCGCTTTATATTGAAGTCACGCCAAATCGGTGCTACCTATTATTTTGCCTGGGAAGCCTTTGAAGATGCGGTAATCAGTGGCGACAATCAAATATTCTTAAGTGCTAGTAAAAACCAAGCCGAAGTTTTCAAGGCTTACATTTTGTTGTTTGCCAAAAAATATTTTGATATTGAATTGAAAGGCTCAGAAGTTATTGAGTTAAGCAACGGTGCGCAATTACGCTTTGTGTCAACCAACGCGAGAACAGCACAAAGCTACAACGGCCACTTGTATATTGACGAGGTTTTTTGGATTCCGGATTTCAAAAAATTAAATACCGTTGCCAGTGCGATGGCGTCACACAAAAAATGGCGAAAGACTTATTTTTCTACCCCATCTATTAAAACTCACGGCGCTTATACTCTCTGGAGCGGTGATAAATTTAATGAGGGTAAAAAGACAAAAGTTGAATTTGACCTGTCACACGCAGCGCTTAAAGATGGGTTGCTGTGCCAGGATAAAATTTGGCGCAATGTTGTTACCGTTATTGATGCCCAGGCAAAAGGCTGTGACTTGTTTGACATTGACGAATTGCGCATTGAGTACAGTGATAGCGAATTCAATAATTTGTTTATGTGCGCATTCCTGGAAGCGGGTTTATCCGTTTTCAAACTCGGTGATTTGCTGGCCTGTGCGGTTGATAGCAATGTGGTGTGGGTTGACTTTAAAACAGGCCAAGTGCGGCCCTATGGTGACAACCCTGTGTGGGTTGGTTATGACCCCGCCAGGCGAGGCGACAAATCAACGGTTGTTGTCGTTGCCCCACCATTAAAACCCGGCGGAAAATTTCGCGTGATGGAAAAAATAAATGTGCGCGGCAGTTGGATTGCGCAAGCAGAAGCGATTAAACAATTGATGGGAAAATACAATGTGGTTTTTATGGGCATTGACTGCACCGGCCCAGGCAATGGCGTATTTGAAATGGTGCAAGCGTTTTTCCCGCGAGTTACCGCCATACATTACAACCTGGACACAAAAACAAAATTGGTATTGAAAGCACAGGGCGTGATTGAAACCAACCGCATTGAATGGGACGCGCAACATACCGACATATCGCAAGCGTTTTTACAAATTCACTTGACCAGTACTGGCAATGATCAAATTACTTATCAAGCCGATAGAAATAGTGAGAACGGCCACGCAGATGTTGCTTTTGCAATTATGCACGCAATCAGTAACGAACCCTTAAACATTAACAAACGCAAATCCGGCGTTGCAATGAGTCAATAACATGCAAACAGAAAAACCACGCGTTCGAGTTTCTGCAAATATGGCTGATGAAACACAGCCCAACCGGGCAACTGCTTTTAAATTTGGTGACCCTGAAAGTGTTTTGAATTCGTCAATTGGGGATTACTTGGGCGTGTTTTGCAACGGTGATTATTTCGAGCCGCCTGTATCACTACCAGGGCTTGGGAAAATACTGCGCGCTAATGGCTACCACTGCACGATTCCGCCCTTTCGCCGCAATCGACTGCTTCAGTATTACGTTAGCAATGAAACCTTGCCGGATGATCAGTTAGGGGCGGCCAGCATTGATTTTGATGTGTTCGGTAATTGTTATTTGCAAAAAATTGAAAACGCTTTTGGCGAAGTGCTTGGATTTCGACACTTGCCCGCAATCAATATGCGTAAAGCAAAAAAAGATGGGGTGTATTGGCAGTTGCAAAAAAATGGTAACCCGCCGATAAAATTCAAGGCCGGTGAAGTGGTACACCTGAAAGAATACGATGTGAATCAAGGGATTTATGGCATACCGCAATATTTTGGTGGGATCAACGCTGTAATGCTGTCAGAAGAGGCAACGCTATTTCGCCGCAAATATTATGTGAACGGCGCTCACATGGGTTACATACTCTACACAGCAGACCCATCACTTGACGAAAAAGATGAAGCCGCAATTAAAAAAGCGGTGACTGAATCAAAAGGCGTTGGAAATTTCCGCTCACTTTATCTCAACATTCCAAACGGAAAAGAAAAATCGGTTCAGCTGATTCCGGTTGGCGACATTGCCACCAAAGATGAATTTGAGCGCATTAAAAATATTACGCGTGATGAAATTTTGGCAATGTGGCGAATTCAAGCCGCACTTGCCGGTGTTCGCCCGGATAACACTGGCGGTTATGGGGATATAGAAAAAATCGCAAAAGTGTATTTTGAATATGAGACTGTTCCCATGCAGGATAATTTTTTGCTGCTCAATCAATATTTGAAAGGTTCACGTAAATTGGTGTTCACAAAACCGAAGGATGGAGAATTTTAATTGAACCGATACAAATATCATCGATCAAATGTTATACTTTTTCCTGAATTGCATAAGTCAATAATTTTTGGGGATGAATCAATGCAAATTGATTGTATACAATGCTTCGGTAAAGCGATCATCCACAGCCGCAAAAAGCTGGACACGAAAGTCAGCCAGCTTTACTGCTCTTGCAAAAATCCAGAGTGTGGCCACACCTTCGTGATGGATCTAACCTTCAGCCACAGCCTTTCCCTTTCCGCGTCACAATCCAAATACATGATCATGGATCTATTCCGCTCACTACCCGAATCAGACCGCCGCGAGTTGCTGGCACAAGCCTAATTTTCAATATTCCAAAACGATCTAAATTAATTACTTGCGCTTGCGCTCAATGAGCGTACACTAACAACCATGCAAGCAAGATTGCTTACATCCGATCCGGCGGAACCGGAAATCGAAAAAGGTAAATATCATGAAAAAAATCACTGCAATTCAATATTGGACATTCACCAATCAAGAAAACAATGAAACAGAATATTGGGGCAATATTGCTATCGATGATAGCTTTATGTTGCAGTTTCACGGCAATAGCGAAGAATGCTCCTACTCAATTCCTCATTCTTCTGATGCAAGCTGGAACTCAGCAGAATCACAAGATGCCGCTTTTGAAAAATACAGCAAAAAAGAAGTAGTAGAATTTGTTGAAAGCCAAGGCTTCGAAAACAACTTGTTTTATGTGCAAGAAAATGGTGAATGCTACAACGCATAAAGAAAAGCCCCGGTTTTATCCGGGGCTTTTTTTGCTGCCTGTGCGGCAGTGAACGGTTGCATTAGCGGGTTATTTCTAACCTTTGCTTTTGCTTTCTAAGCTGCCTGCGCGGCAGTAGAAATTTGATTTAAGCAGAGTGATTACATCATGTCAACTGAAACGAGTGAACTACACATTACTGAGATCCCCCGCGAAGACAAATGCCGCTGGGCAGCCGCTGCATGTGCAAGCAATCAAAAACTGGCTGAGTGGGCAGTTAATGCACTCAACAATGCAGTGCCAGAAACCAATCCAGAATGGGCCTTTGGGCTTAGTGAGCGGGCGCGGCTGTGTTTGCTGTCAGCAGGTTTTGACAGTCGCGAAAGTGTTGCCAAGGCTGTTGCTGATGGCTTTGATATAGCCGCCATCAGCAACGCCGGAACAAAAATCAAAGATGAGGTGGAGTCATGGATAAAATAACACAACCCCCCCCTTGCCAAATCAAAGCCGCCAGGGAAGCGGCAGGCCTCACTCAAACTGCAGCGGCGGCATTAGTGCATGCAGGTTTAAAAACGTGGCAAAACTGGGAGTCTGAAACCAGCGAAAATAGAAAAATTCCGCTGGCAGCATGGGAACTTTTTTTAATTAAAACTAAAAGTTTGGTCTCACGTAAAAAATTAAAGCCGCTCTAGATGCGGCTGGCGTATTGTTAGTTTTTTTTATCAATAGAATTTTCTACTTCCATTATTTTTTCGTTTTGCCAGTCGATTATGTGGTAAATCCCCGCGCCTTCTTGCTCGCTTAATTCCGCAATATGCAAACGGCTGCACAATCCCTGGATCAAATTATTTACGGTGCGCACTTGATGCAAAACATCAATTGCGTTGAATGCTTCATTTCTTTGACTACCCATAAAAATACCTTTAGCCCGTGTGCTGTATTGCGCACCGCACAAATCAGATGATGATAGAATTATTTTTATTTAAATAAAAATGGCACCTAAAGTGCCAATTGAGAATAGGAAGGATGGAAACGTATGTCAATTATTATTTTTGTGAAATGTTTGTGTAGGTTTTACTGCATTATTTGTGTTGGCTTTGCAATTACAAGACATTACATCAAACAGTTACCATTCAATTAAGTGGCCCACGAAAAGCCCAGATTCATCAACTTCTTTTTCAAACCATTCAAAAAAATGATCTATTGATTTGAAGCCATCTTTCTCAACGAGTAGCGTTAATTCTGGGCTATAGGTATTCAACATAATAAAATATCCGAGGCTTGAGCTATAAAATGACACTAACTTATTTCTTGGAATAATTATTATTTCTGAAATACCTTTACAAATTTCACGGGAAAGAAGTCGGCAGACTTTTGTTCTCATGCCAGTGTAAAGCTGTAAATGCTCACCAACATTTGGCGGCCTGCGCTTTCCTTTCTTACGAATGGTTTGCCGTTTTTTACCGGACTCAACATCATCCGCAAATTGTTTGTTAAAGTTGTAGTGCATGTTTATCTCCAATTAATTATTCATCTTTTGATAGGGAAAGTGCTTGATCTTCTGTGAGTACATTAATCGCAGGATTTTCTCTTAATGAAACGCCACAAAATGGACAGAAGCTTGCAATAAGACAGTCTTTAATTTTCTTGGTTTTAAGCTCACCATTTTTATTTGGCAGCTTATAGGTTCCTCCAATCGGCAGAAATGGTTTGCTGCTAAGAGTGTCGCCAAAAATAAGCGCATACCCATTAATTTCTATCTTTACATCTTGAGCGGAAGGCTCTTTCTTTTTGAATCTATCAAGAAGCTTTTCTTCAATTTTAGTTCTGCAATCACACATAAATTTTCACTCCGTATCGTAGTTGTTAAGAATCATGCCTATCTCTCCCACGGGAAAATTACTGAGTCATCCACATCTTGCATTCTTGAGTCTGGCAAGCAGCTGATGACGATAAGTGAAAGCGCCATAATAAAAAGTATGCAGGTTAATAATTTTTTCATGTTGTTTGCTCCTCGTTTAATTCTGCTATACGTTTGCCTTGTTTAATTTTGATTGCAACTAGTGTTCGCATCGGCCCTTTTAATTCGTCTGGTAATTCGCTGACTTTGTGCCGGTTGAACTGTGCAAGCATTCCCCTTGAAACTAAATCTAAATTATCAATTAAACAATTTTCTCGGTTGCCATCTTTAAAAATTACAGCCATGCCACTGGGGATTTTTCCTTTTTCTGATTCCCACACCAAGCGGTGTTTAAACTCCCAAACATTAGGCTCTGCAATTTTTACTCTAATGAAATCGTCTTTGGTGAAACGCTCTGAACCAATGGGGCACCAATTGTGTGGTTTGTTACCTTTTCGGAAGCTAGTTGCGCTTCCTGTTAGCACACCTTTTTTCCCAGTGTTCCAGGGCTTTGATCCGTTCGTAAAACGCCCCGTCCTGCCTGACTGTATTTTGTAACGCTTACAGGTTGAGTTTATTTGCGTTTGGGTTAAATTCGTTTCAAATTTTATATTGAACTTTTCAACCAGTATTTTAATGCTGTACAGCCTGAAGTTTTCTCTCAAAAAATTAAGGTGCCTTTCTTCGTATTTAAAAAATGGTTTTTTCATTACGATTCACCCATGCCTTTTGCTTCTTTGTATTCCAGCGTTTTAGGTAATTCTTTTACAGTGCCCTCACCAACAAGTCTTTTTGCTTCAAGCAATAAGCTTGCATTACTGATGATCTGTGAAGCTGTTGCAGTAAATGCTTTTGACCGCTCTATTTCTTGCTTAAGTGCATCACCTGCTAAATTTTCATCATTCAATCTCTCTAGCTGTATAAAAAGATAATTATTTAAATCCCCGAGACTGTTTTTCATAATCAATACCTATGCAGTGCCTTGCGGTTTAGCAAAAAGAAGCGAGTTAACAAGTTCACCATTCCCCGCCACAATATTTTCATAAACAACACTCATCACCATTTCTCTGGTGTATTTTGTTTGGTCTTGAGCCGCGATTAGCTGACCAACCAGGTGTGATGTTATTGCCAGCACTTCCTGCAGGCTAATGTCATTTACAGCATCTACTACCGCCGCCCTTAAAACCTTGTGAAACTTAGCCTGCGCTTCATTCGGCTGCATTTTCTTCATCATCTTTATTCTCCTGAACATCAATTAAACATTTCACGTTTACTTGCAAAGCTGATGCAATTTTTATCAGCGTTAAATAACTTGGGTTTCCGGTGCCTCGCTCAATACGTGACACGAATGTAACGTCTATATCAGCACTGAATGCTAATTCTTCTTGCGAGATTTTTTTGTCATTGCGCAAGGCTTTAATTTTTTTGCCGAGTGCAAGTAAAAAAGGTTGCATATTAATTACCTATTTAATTCCGGTATAACTTCTAGCTCGCTCATATAACAGAATGCAATTTTTCCATTTTCAAAATGAACTTGATTTAAACCATTATTGGCACCAACAACATAACCTTTTGTACCTCTCGGTATTTCAGGGCTTAGAGTTTTTGCCATTTTTATATTTACTATTTCAAGTTGAGGCTCAAGATATTTAAAGCCGCAGATTTCATTGCAGAATTTGAGTCCGTTACAGTCAAAGTCAGCATCAGATTCACCACACTGCGAACAGTCTTCAGATGTTGCTGGCTTTTTCACCCAATAGTTATACAAACCCATTAACCATGCAGCGCTGTAGACGAAACACAAAAAGAATATTCCCCACTGTTGGCTTGCCCAGGCTGCGTAGAACCAGAATGGTTGTGATGCGATACCAAACAAGCAGGCATATTTTTTTAATGCTTCGTTGGGTTGTTGTGTGAGCCACACAGCAGTTACACCGAAAATGGCAATAAAGAATTGGCTAATCATTTTTTGTTTGATCCTTTTTTCTTGAACGGCGTGGTTTTTTTGGTTTCGGAACATAATCTTCAAAAACAGTTTTTGGAAATTCAACGCCGACAGGTTTTTCCTCGGATTTTATTCGTTGCTTTAATTCATCCATAAAACCTTTTCCGCCTTTTATTGCTGCAGATTCTGACGGGTAAATTAATTCGCCCAAATACTTGCCACCGCAAACAGGGCGCCAGCCTGTACCATTATTTGAATTGCCGTTAGTTGCGGTGATTTTTTTACCTTGAATTTCAGCGTAAAAAGATTTTTCGCCAGCGGTTGCTGTTTGATTATTGTTTTGCATTGCGTTTATCCTCCAAAGGAATGTTGTGGGTTTTACAAAAATTAATTAGATCTTCAGGCAATTCGAAGTGAATTGTTATGACTGCCTCGCCCGAAAAAATTGTTAACGTTGAGACGTCACCAATTTCATTATTAGTAGTAATTCTTGCCCTAATTTCTGGCGCTTCTTGACCAACTGATGAAAAGCTAAACATGTTCGCCTCCTAAAATGGAATATCATCGTCAAAATGCCTGACGATTTGATACGTTTGGTTAGTTGATACACCGCCAGCACAACTAAGAACAAAAAAGTTACACCCGGGATTTAACCCACTGAGTCTCTGTGCTTCTTTAAGCGCCTTTTCAAATGTTGAATGTCTATAGCTTGGTGGCCTTTGGCCCGATGGACACCAGACTAAAAAAAACAATTCAATATTTACAACCGGCGCCGGACTTTCCCTTGTTATTTCTGGATTTATATCAAGACTGCAAATCCAATCACCTATACAAGGAGAAATTATTTTTGGATTAGCGCATCCAAAACTTGTATCAAAATCTCTTTTCCCGCATTTTTGGCAGATCATGATTTTCTCCTTAAATCTTTATGCGAAAGGTTAATAGCGCAACGGTTTGGTTGAATGCTATTGCCGGTTGGATTTTGAATTTTGTGTAGGCAACACCGCCTTGATAGTAGGGGCATATTTTTTTGTCTGTGCCTGCATCTTTTTTCTGGTTTTCGCAATTGGTGTAGCCATGCGTTGCACCGGCGGCAAAGAAAAAAGAAAAGTCACCTTTTTCCAGTTCAAAATTTTTGGTGGCAATGAATGTTGATTCATTGAAACTGTTGGTGAAGTGCCCAACCATGTAGCCTTTGCGTTCATACGCAATCAGGTTGTGGGTTTGGTTGTAGTCTTTTTTGGTTTTGTCTGGCTGCCCTTCCCAGTGGTGAGACCATGCGCCCAGGTATACATAATCAGCACAAGCAAAAGGGGATAGCATTAATAACAATGCAATGAATAATTTCATGATGACTCTCCTGATAAAATTAATGATTGAACTAACTCAAATTGTTTGCCGTTTCGCTTCACTTGATTGTTTTCTACCAAGTAATCGAGTACGCGCTTTGCTGTTGGAAAACCTATTTTTGCGGATGCGATAAAATTGCGGACGCTGATTGGGTTTCCGTAAAAACCCGATAACACTTTTTTTGATAACTCCCCTTCCCTTTCTGTTAGTTTTTCGATTTTGCTTTCTGGCTTTTTTGCTGATGTTCTTTGCGTGTTTGTTGGTGCTGCATTTGTTTGTTTTTGTGGTTGTTCCGCACTGGGTTTGCCCCCCATTCCGCCAAGAGCTAACAAGGCAGAAATTGCGCAAATATCCACAATTACGGCAAGGCCTATAAACGCGCCGTGGCGAACCGATTCCGGCGAAGCACCCAAAGGTACGGACAAGACAGAGAAAAATGATTGTGCGTTTCCCTGTGGAGTTTCTCGGTAGGTTTTTAATTCGGCCAGCGCTGTGTTGCGGGTTTCTTCCAGTTCTTTGACTTTTTTGGATGTGTCCAGGGCGCGGGTTCGATAGCTTCCGGCTGCATCTGCAGCAATCAAACTGTTTAACGTATCGATTTGTTTTTCTATGCTATTTAATTGTTGTTTTTTGGTTTGATATTCAAGCGTGTTTTGTTGCGTTGACTGCGTATGTTGGTTGTATGCGTTTTCTAAAAACCCAGTCGTGGCAGCAACTGATATGCACAACAACACCATGCCCATCACCAGTAAACCTAACCCGCCAGCGTTGCGCTTTTTAATGTAATAAACCCCGGCAGGAAAAAATGCATACTTGCAAGCTTCTAATGCCGTGGCGGTTACACCCGCGAGAACTTTTCCAAATATTTCTGTTGGCATGGATATCCAAAAAAGTACAGCGCTGGATAAGGTGACCATGCAAAGTAGAAACGTTGATATTGCAATTACAATTTTCATGATTGATTCCTTAACAGTACATATTTTCGTATTGGATATTTTCCGCAGAAATTCGCGCATAGGATTCCCCGTGCGGATAGGGCCACAGTTTATAATCTGATCCCCACCCCTCTCTCATTGCCCTATTGAATAACTGATCCAATCTTTTGATTCGGCTTAACGCTGCTTGTTTTTCATTTTCTGTTGGCCCAACCAATCGTTTTAAATCATTCAGATCATCGATTGTTTTTGCCTGCCGTATTCTTTCGATTACCACAGCAAATTGTTCGAGCGCTTTTACCGTTGCGTCTTTTATTGATTTTTCAACCTGTACGCTATTCACTTTTATTCTCCTTCTCTTCAGTTAAAAATTCTGATTTGTTTATTTCGTTGCCCCAAAGAATTCCTAGTATCAGGAACATCAAGGCCGCTAGTGTTACCACCGCGATCAATAAATCGTTATCGAGTTTTGAAAGCTGATACACAGCAAAACCCCATGAACAAATTCCAAAAACAATAAACAGAAATATCCAGCGAAAGCTTTTTGTTGAAACTATTACCTCATTTTCGTTTTTCGTTTTCATGTTGCACCTGTTAACGTTTGAAAAATGAATTCATGGTTGATTGTGCGTGAGAGAGTTCATGTATCGCCTCTTCTCTCACTTGATGCCCCAAGTCCGTCATCAAACAATTACGCGCAAGTTTTATCGCTGTGCGGATTTGATGAATTTGGTTTTCTTTCAGCGTGATAGTGCTGCGCCGAATTTCTTCTTTGTGTGGCACTTGTGGCGCTTTTGCTAATGCAGTAATGGATTCGTTATTGCTTAAATCTATTCCTATGAAAGCGGGTTCTACATTTGTGTTTTGCATTTCGTCTTCCTGTTCGTGAGCTATGATTGAATTTTTTAACGCCACAAATAATGGCTCGCATTTTTTTACAGATTCCCAAGAGTGATACAGATTTACTTCGGGAGTTTTTTCGTAAACGGTTTTCACTTCATCGTCGGTAATGCTTGCAAAGTTACGCATGTTCACCTCCATCTGTTGCTTGAATAATTTTTTGGGCGATAAATGACGAAAGAACGTTATTACTTCGAAGCAACCTTGCAGCCTCTTCAAAATCACAAGATCCATGTACCCCTGTGCTTCTGATAACCGCATCAAATTTTTTTCTATCTTCACGTAGCTGTTCAATTGCTACTACTGTTGAATCATCAATTTCAATTTTCATAAATCACCCCATGAAAGTTTTGTGTTGGATTTGTCGATGCTTTTTTATTTCAGTGCGCATGATGTTCAACTGCTCGCGCATTTCAGCTTCAGCTTGTTGGGATAACAGGTGCAGGTTTTCTTCAATTTGAAGTCGGTTTAAATAGGTGAGCCACCACCAGGCCTCACAGCGCAGTAGTCGAAGCTTGAAATCTTTGTCATTTCTGATTTTTGAATTCTTCGCAATAAGATCTTTGCGGCATTCGGCCGTCATGGTTGTGTACATGTGCCAGGCCATGCAGTCCTGACGAAAGTCAGCGCTGTTTTGATCCTTCGGATCGAGGATAAAGTGGGGTTTATTGGACATTAGATGGCCCCCCTTTCTGACACTTTTCTGGGGTGACCCTTTTTAACTGGCAACAGCGGCAACATTGGCAACAAGCCCCCGCAAAGCCTGTAATTGCAAGGGATACAAGCCTTAAAAATGTTGCCAGTGGACTGGAACATTTGTGGATTACTGGCAACATTTTTGTTGCCAGATGTTGCCAGCTTGTTGCCGCAATTGTTGCCACTCTGAAATAGAGATAAAGCTATGATATTTAAAGACATTTTTATAAACTCCTTCACTTGTTGCCATTGTTGCCAGTTTTTTTACAGTGACCTGCTTTTTTTGCTGCACTCTTGGCTGGATCAAAAAAACACTTAAAATTCAATTGGTTACGTTTGTTGATGGTTTAGCGAACAGCCAGCACCTAACCGGTGCTTGTTTCTCGTGTCTGGATCTCACTCTTTTTTGCCCTAAATACTTGTAGTGCTGGCTCTCAGGCAGAACATGTTTAAGGTCATTGATCGATATTTTTTCTTGGTTTCTTTTGCAGCTCTGCTCAAAAAATTCATTGAGATTGATTGCAATGACGTGGTCTTGAATCGAATGGTTTAACTTGTCCGTGACCCGTTGTTGGTATCCGTTTTCTTCTTTCATGTAGGTAAATTGATCATTGATCCAGTGATAGGTCTCCCAGAATTGCTGCACCAGTGGATGCTCTGCTTTCAAACGGATATCGCGATCAATTGCCCTGGCTTCGAGGTGTTTTAATGCGCGCTCTATTTCATCCGCTTTAATATTTTTAAAAAGAACTGTTAATGCATCGACACCGGCCATGACTTGCGCGTGATTGTCGATAACGCGTTGGCTTTTTATTTCCGGATTTTTTGTAAGCCTGTCTCGGTGTTTTGTATAAGCCGCAAAAAATGCATCTAAATAAACTTTTTCATGTGTAAGCGCGTGATGTAAATAGCCGCATAGGTCTTCTACATCCATGCTTTTTAATTTGTCTGCAATAGCGCGGTTTTCAATGCGTTTATGTTCAATGGTGCAATGCAAGTGAACTATGCGGCTGAGTATTGCCGGTGATGCCGACACAGTGGCGTTTTGGCTGATAACCAATGAACCGCGAAAAATTAAATCATTGGTTTGGTTGTCGTTAGTTTTTACACCGCGTGAACCAATAGTGCCGTTCAAATCACTGATTTTTTTGTAGCGCTCCCAATCGATTCCGGATTGGTTGCGGCCACCCTTTGCATTACCCACCACTTCTTTGTCGCTTTCCAAAAATACAATGGGCATGTTTGACACTTGCGATAATGTTCGAGCTTCGGCTGATACGCTGAGAGAGTTAATATCGACGCCCTCATAATTAACGCGGCCAAGCAGCTTCCATAAAAACCGGATCAAAGTTGATTTACCCGCTTCTTTTTCGCCGGTGACTTCCAGAAACGTTAAATTCTGATGAGATTTTTTTATTTGCTGTGCGAAGAGTGACAGCGTGAAAAAAGACAAACCGGCCAATCCATTCAAATCAAACACTTTTATAAAGTCTGGCATCCAAGAGGGATCAAATTTTGTGGTGTGAATGAAATCAATATTCAGTGTTGTTTTAATTGAGCAGTTACGAAAGTGAATGTACCCATGGTTATTTATTTTTACGCATTGGCTATGCTGGTACCCGACTTGCGGGAATACATAACTTTGGCTGTTTTCTTCGTAGCCAATAAAGGGAATTGTTTCCACCGTGTAGATTCGTTGCGCCGCCCAACGTTGCGTTAACCAATCCAGATCCCGTGAACAGCCTTTGAAGTAACCAAAGTTTGTTTGGTTTAGCAATGCAGTAGAAATTGCCTTTGCATCACCCAGATTGGAGGGGCTGAAACCAACCAGGAATGGGTCGCGCTGGCTTGGCATTGATACATCAAAAAGATATTTTCTTTCTTCTGTGAACTTGTCTTTTTCAATGTGCAGAAATTTCAAATCACAATTTGCAATGTGCATGATAGTGATTGAATTGACAAAAATATCGTGATGATCGTTTTGATCAAATTCAATTTTTGAGCCATCAAGTTCTTTGCTTAATTTTTCTGTGTTTACTCTGACTGAGTAAGTTTCACGTGAAAAAGTTAGCACTGAAAACGTGAAGTGTTTCCAGCAGTAAAGAGAGAAAGCTTTTTTCTTGATTGATGTGGCGGAAAGTAAACGGCCACGCCAAACGCAGTCTGACAAATAGTCTTCGTTTAATTTGTCTTCGCGGTAGAGGTCGTCCCAATCACATTCTGATGAGTGCGGTAAAATAATTGCGCACTGCTCATTCAGTTTATTGATTTCACGCAGGAATTTTAGCGCTGAATCTTCGCCTGCTTTTCCCGCGTCATACGCTAAGCACCAGGTTACATCTTTATTCAAATTGCTTTTGATTAATTCCTTTGGCAGATTGTTGGAACTGAATGCAGCAACTGCTTTGTAACCTGCTAATGAAAACGCGATAGCATGAAAAATTCCTTCAACGATATAAACAGAATCACCTGCCTCAATCTTTTGCCCCGGAGGTTGCCAGCATTTGTCCCGGTAACTGATTCCAAATTTAAAATCGGCTTTGTTCGGTTTACCGTTTTTTAAGTTGTCGCGAATGTCTTTGGTGTTTATTAATCGATCCCACCAGAAGCCATCCCACAATATAAAGCGAACAGTTTCAGCCGCACGACCGTTAGACAACCTGAGGGTGCCTTGCTCAAACCAGTTGCCAACGTGTTGCAATGGAAACCCGCGCACCATAGACATATAGGCCTTGGCCGTTGCGTGTGGATCGTGATCGGTTGCGGGATATTTCTCGCCAAGGTTTTCCCACAAATAGCTGTAACGCTCCCTCGTGGATTCTGCATAGCCACAGTTGTTATTCCTGGAACACTTCAGTTGGTAGGGTTTTTCTGTGCTGATGAATAGCTCAGTTTCCCCACATTTTGGGCAAATGCCGCCGCTGTAAAAGCGCCCTTTGATACTTTTGAATCTCAGCGCCTGATCGTTTTTCAGCGCTTCAAGGATTTGGTCTTCAACATTCATTGCTTAGCCGCCTGTGCCAATTATTGTTCTTGGGTTTGTTCAGGACTGATGGTTATTCCGGCTTCTCTGAGGCAGTCGGCAGTAATTGCAGCTACATTGACCAATCGGCGTTTGCCGTATTTCTTGGAGGGAAGTTGATTGCGTTCGATCATTCCCCGAATCACATCCGGTTCCAGGCCTACACGCTTGGCAAATTGTTCTTGGGTTAAAACGGGGCTATCGATAGAGAGTATGGACATAGAGCCTCACATTATTGGAAGTATTGTTTAATTGATTAGAAATATTTACCAATCGATTAGATTATTAATCCAATAATACGGGTGTGTCAAGGGTGTTTTTGGGAAATAGTGCAAAATTAAGGGAAATAGTGGACAACCAAGCTGGACTTATTGCCAAGTCTCATATTCAATTGGAACAAGTTATTTGTTTATGAGAGCTAGAAAATGTCTGATTCAGCGGGTACCAGGCTAAAGACTTTCCGGATGGCACTGGGTTTTTCAAGGGACAAGTTTTGCGATATGACCGGCATTGAGAATATGCGGTTAATCACTATTGAAAATAAGAAAAGCCGAATGTCCACTGATGATCTTTTACTGGTTGTGAATATATTTCCAGAGGTTCTGGAGTGGCTAGTTAAAGGAACCCCACTTGGTATTGATACCCTTGAAAAATCGGAAAACCTCCACCTGAAAATGCTTGCATTAAACTTAAAAGTCGAAGGGAAAAACGCCCTAACTGAAGGGGAATAATCGTGGCAGTAACAGCCAAGGAAAAAGAACGTCAGGTTGAACCTGGCATTTGGAAATTGGTGGATGGCCGATTCCATGTTGCTATTCGACCTGATGGAAGGGAGGGGAAAAAGGTTACAAAAACCACAACCAAACTTGAAGATGCCAGGCAATTTAAAAATAAAGCGATAGCCAAAGCACAGACCGGAATTGCTGTGCAGTCATCACCTTCCAGGGATAAGCGGCGGTTGTCAGATTTGGTGAATGAGTGGCAAGAACTGTATGGCTACACGCTGAAAGACAAGGAGCGGCATCTTACATTATTAGCAACTTGCAAATTATTAGGCGACCCCATTGCACAAAAATTTACTGCTGAAGATTTCATGGTTTTTCGTAAAAAACGCATTGAAACTGTCCAGCCTGGGAAGGCGGGTAAAACTATTAGTGCGAACACAGTTAACCATTCTCATGCATATTTATCTGCAGTATTTAATCGATTAAAACAACTTGGAAAATGGAAGCAACCCAACCCATTGGCCGGATTACCCAAACTAAAAATAGATGATCCGGCACTTACATACCTGGACATTCAACAGATTAAATCCCTTTTATCCGCGCTGACATTTTCTAAAAATACAGACCTGGTTGTTATCACCAAAATTTGTCTTTCTATCGGTGCGCGCTGGGGTGAAGCGTCGAGCCTTGAAGCCCGACAAGTGAAGAACTGCAGAATACAATTACTGAAAACAAAAAACGGTAAGTCCCGATCAATTCCCATAACTCCTGAGCTACAAGCAGAAATTTTAGATGGTAGGCCAAAAATCGGACGGTTATTTGCAGATAAAGATGCAAAAAAAGGGTTCTCTAATGCATTAAAACGCGCAGGAATTGATCTGCCAGCCGGACAAATGACCCATGTTTTGCGGCATACATTTGCCAGCCACTTCATGATTAATGATGGAAATTTTTTGAAACTCAAGGAGATCTTGGGGCATTCGTCATTAGAAATGACAATGCGCTATGCACACTTGGCCCCATCCCACCTAACTCAGGCCATCACACACAACCCGTTGACCTATCTAAAAGTTGATATTGAGTAA